GGCCTATACTGCAACTTTTAGTTGCTACTATTCTGCTTACTGTACAAATTGTACATTTTCATGAAGAATCTATCTTGGATAGGTTCGTTATGTGCTATACGATCAGGTGCCCACTGCAATTGCAGCTTATGGTACTCTAGATCAGTTAGACGCATAGCGTGTACCTCAGTATGTGCTTTATGTACAGCCCTTTGAAAGGCGGACATCAACCACTTCTGCTCACTTTTATAATACTTAATTGGATCCTTTTTGAAAAGACCAATTCCGTCCGATTCCTCATTGAGGATATCGTAATAATTAGTGAGAATAATTTGTCTCTGGAGAGATAATCTACCATCAACCAGGTCATCCATAGGAGTTTCTATACTCTTTGGAGAAACCTTGTCAATAGTATCATGAACACTAACACGATCAAAGTGCAATAAAACACCTATATCGCGTAGAAATTCATATTGAATCGTCTCCCTCCGAACATACGGAGATGTCTCTGAGCTTACGCTTAGATACTTCTCAGCATCGGTCCAAAACTTAGCCTCTCTCTCTTGTAAACATAGAGATTGAGGGTTCCAAGATACTGGACCCCCAAGGGTGTCAGGTATCTGAGCAATGTGATCTAAGATCACCTTTTGTTTTGGTTTAAACAGATTATAAGATTTTATGCCTAAGTTTTTGGCAACATCAAGGAAACTAGAATCATTAATTTCTTTCCATTTATAGGAAGGAGTTACATGATCCTTATTTATTATTCGAGAACACATTTCTGCGTATCTTGAGTTAAATATACATTTATCAATTGAAATGGGTACATTATATGTTCCATTCATAATTGATATGTAAGCATCCTGATAGGAGCTATCCATAACAATGTCGTCACCTACGATCCAATAAGGAAAGTAATTACGATTGTCCAGATAATCTTCTCTCTTCTTACTATTGTGTCTTTTATGACCCATAGTGAGAAGCTCGAAGAAATCATCTGTAGCTTCATTGTTTCCATCAACTATGTTGATTGCTAACCTCATCACAAAGTGATGAAATATGGAGAAGAGTCCAAAAGATGGACCCAAACCCATAGGTTGACCAACATTGTATTGTATAGAAGAATCACCATCTGGTGTTCTTACATACCATTTGCCGCGAGATACCTTTGTAAACAATTCTAGCTGGGGATGATCAGCGCCTAAAAAGCGTGCGATCAACTCAATCTGAGGTTTCAATGGTATATTATTCGAAGCATCTGATAAATCAATACTAGACAGTTTAAAGTCTAGATCGTCGCCTAAATATTGTTTAATACTATTTAAAGCTTCGTCTTGATTATGACAATAATCCTCCGGGATAAACTCTAGAGATTTCATAACGAAATCTTTGAGTGGTTCCAAGAGAATCTGAAACGATGGATAAGGGTTGGCAACAGCCCTTAACTTATATCCTGGTTCTTGAATAAATGAAATTCTACCAACATGATCATTATGATCAAGTGCAACATGCACCTCAGAAATCTGAGAGTGGTAGATTCCGATTGATTTTGAATACCAATCTGGAAAACTATAATCTTTATAGTACTTATTCAAATATTCACGAACATATAGATGACCGAAAGTCAAGACTGAATTCATAGCAGTATTAACTGCTGTGTTTCCAGTCAATGATCTCCAAATTGGAGATCTTGACCTAGGGTACACTAAATGGGTTCCAAACTCGTATTTCTCAAGAGTAATAGGAAATCTGACAGTAACACTTTCAGATTTATCTACATTGCTCTTGTCTAACTTCATACTACCAGTACTTTCATGTTTGATATAAATATCCATACATTTAGGCATCGATAGATGAGGTAGTTCAAATCGTGAATCATCATTTTCTTGATGAACGGATTTGGAGAATTTATTGTATTGCTTAGCTGTAACAGCTGGCGATACAAATTGCGAGTATATCATTAGTGAGTTAAGTATCTTCTTCGGTGTATTAAGTCTAAAAATAGACCTAAATGGACCAGTTGGTATACCATTTCTAGATTTGATCCATGATAAATCATGTTTCTCTTTAGGATTCGCTAATGATTGGATGTAGTAGATTTTCATAGATTTGATTCTATTTATAGTCCACTCAAAACCGTTATGGTTTATCCATTCATTCACTTGGTGTATAATTTGCAATGCTTGAGATTTATTCAATCCAAACACTTGTAAGCGTCGTAGAACAGCTTGTCGACTTATAGTCATAGTTGACCTCCTGTGGGATATAACAAAG